CGATACAAGCCACGGCATCATGGACTGTCAACACCACCTTATACTTCTTGCCGATTTTGAGCATCTGCTCCGCAACGACCTGCCTTGCTACGGCTTGACACACGTTCTCGACTACCTTCCCGCCGTAGATATACACCGGCAGAAGCTTCGACCTGTACATCCATTGCTCTTTGCCAGTCTTTTCGTCAAGGCGTTTGGCTAACAGGGGGTACTGGATATGAAGCCCGCTAGGTAGGGTTAACCCTTTACCCGGAACTGCCCTAATCAACCCTTGCTCATCCAACTGATAGCCGTTGCCAGTACACAACGCTATCAACGCCTCGTCTGCCCTGTGCCACAACTCGGGTATCTTGTAGTAGGTTGTCCTGTATGTGTGGATGATGCGTTTTGCCTCGTCCAAAGACACCTCAACCCCTGCTTGGGTCTTTAAGAATATCTGTAACTTGTGGGGGCCAACGCCATAGCCTGCACCAAGCACCACGGTCTTGCCAACCTGACGTTGACTGGCAGGGCCGGTCGTCACCTGCTCGGGCGGTATCTGATAAATCTGACTAGCCATCAGTCGGTAAACGTCCTGCTTATTCTCGAACGCTTGCACCAAATCGTGTTGCCCTGCCAACCAAGCCAACGTCCTAGCCTCGATCTGAGATGAGTCGCAGTCAATCACAACGTGCCCTGCGGGGGCTTTGATGGCATTCTTGATCTTGCCTGCGTTGTCGCCGCGTGATGGTAAGTTCTGCAGGTTTACAGAGTCTTGACCAGACCAACGACCAGAGTGTGCCCCGTAGTAACGTAGAGGTACAGGAAACCTGCCTCGGCTAGACATACCAATAAAGCGCTCAGTGCGAGTCTCCTCAATTGTTGTCTTGTTTCCAAGGCGGGCTGCGACAAGGATTTGGACTCGTTCATCGGGATGCTCCTCTAGTGCTTTAAATTCTTCGTCGGTCTTTGCAAAAGCAAACGCTATCTTGCCGGTACGTAGGCTTACCTTTGTTGGCGGTACAACGCCGTAGTTATCTAGCACCGTGGCAAACTTGTCGTTAGACATGAGTAGCTTCTTGATGCCGTCCATGCCCTCGCTAAAAATAGCGTGTACGTATTCGGGATCGGCGTCTTGCAACATGAAGTCCCGCACAGATTCCAACAGCGCTTCTTTGGCATCCTTTACGGATTCCAAGTGGTCAACCAGTAGCGTCTTGTCAAGCTCAAGCACAGGCTCAATGAACATGCGCAAAGTCATGTCAATCAGTTTCAATTCTTGTTTAGGGAAACCCATCGCCATGTATTTATTGAATAGTTTGTAAGTCAACTCAGTATCGTTGACGCAGTATTCAGCATAGCGTGCCAACTCCTCGGCAGAGAAGTCAGCGTAGTGTTTGCCCTTGGCATGCAGAACCTCATCGCCCTTGACTCCGATACCCATGCGTTCAGCTTGCTTGGCTAAGCCGTGCGCCCTCTCGTGCGGATACAACGCTCGTGACATACCAAGCGTGTCAAACCAAGCCATAGGCTTTACGCCATACAGCCAGTCAAGTACCGCACCATCGAACGCAGTGTTCTGTGCAACGACCATCGCATCAGACCAGTCAAACTCTTTCAGTATCCGTTCCACTTGCGGCTTGGGATACCAAACAGTCTCACCATCGTCCACCTTGATTGCAATGCCAATCATCTCGAACTGATGCGACCGCACATACTCCTCGGTAGGAATCTTGGTCAGGGAATACTCAGTTGAGTAGAAGCACTCAAGGTCAAGTGTTACGAGTCTTGGCACTGGCACTCCTCTATTATTCGTTCTAGGTAGTCGTAGTCATCTTCACGAACGATGAGTGTGTACCCACCGCAAGCGTTAATCATCTGTAGGTTTTTGAGTTGCAGGGCAGTCGCCTGCCCCTTGCCTGCTTTGGCTTCGATAGCCATGAACTTACCGTTCACACAGCACAGAAAGTCGGGCACGCCACTGTTGCCGTAGCCAGTACCAATAGGCATGGCGTAGTAGATGTCATGCTTCTTCAAGATCGCTTTGATCTTGGCTTTAACTTTAGATTCGGGTGTCGCTGCCATGTAGATTGGTACTCATAACTTGGTTGTAATCGAACCCCTCATCGAGGCATTCACTGAGTAGCACATCTTCATCCCCGTGTTTAACAACCATGTTGTTGTATGTGTACACACTACGTGGGACACGCACTAGTCCTGCTACAAAGTCTTTACCTAACTGCGTGGTACGCCAGATGCCTGAGAACTTGGACTTGTGTGAGTCGTCTTTGCTCTTGCGTTCCACAAGGTTCCACCAGTGCAGAGTAGCCAGTTGGTTAGATCGCACCAACCATTGAGGCCCAGTTACGGGAACGTTTACCCAACCATCCTCATCGCCCGTTTGACGGGACAGCCACACCAACCCTTGTGCCATTGTTTTGTTAATGTTGCGGATGTATATCTTGCCCCATCGGTCACACACAGGGCAGTGCCCACCGTCACCGGCAATCGTGCGACCCCAAGCGTCTCGCATTATCATTCTATTTTCCATTTGCAACCTCCAGTAGTTTAGCTAGATAGTGTTGGGCTTTCTTCAAGTCCTCAATACCGTTTTTGTTTTTCCAACGTGACACATACTTCACCACGTTACCCTCAAGATACCCAAGGTCGTTGGCAATGATGTAGTCCCATGGCTGTATAGCTTTGTCTTTGTAGTGCGACCCGCCAACTTGCGTGTCATCGGCTCTTTGAATCATTTGGTTTCTCCTGTAGTAGTGCATCGTAATACTGCTTGGGCATCGGGGCTTTCTTGGTAATGATTTGTCGCAACCATTCTGCTCCACCAAGCTGATTAAAAATAATCCACTGTCTGTCAGACATCCTTACTTGTCTTCCTATTAGTGGCTCGGGGGGCTTGGGACGTGGCATCTTCGGGTGATCTTTCGTATTTGTTTGGTTGTCGTGCTTTGGTGTAAGTGCCAAATTGTTTGTAGCCTAGACCCTTCTCACTCTCAAGGGTTCCCGCACCTTTGGCACGGAAGTAAACATCTTTTAGAAAGATGCTAGGGCGGTCGACTTGCGCTAACTCTTCCCATGGGTTGAGCACACGCGGGGGTGTATTGTCTTTCATAACGAAGCATCCTTGTTCGGGGTCGTATTTAACTAAGTCCATTACTTTCATTGCAGTATCCCCAGTTGCCTGAGCGCAACCTTCAAGCCCTCAACACCACCAACACGTTGGTCGTTGATAAAGATTTGTGGCATCTGACGGGCATCAGGAAACTCTTTAAGAAAGTTAGCCAAGCGGTCGCCAAGCTGAATGTCAACGTCTACATACTTTAAGTTCGCAGCTTCCAGTATGCGTTTGGCTGACACGCAGTTAGGGCAGTTATCCCTTGTGTAAACGGTTATGTGTAGGTCTTTCACTTTGTTTTCCTTTCGCTAAGAATTTTATTGTTCCACTCGACTTTGTAGATGCCGCCATCCAAGTCAAAGTCAATTCGTATGTTGCACTCAACGTTGTATGGATGCAGGCTTACACCCAATCCATCCATGTTCTGATTGACCCTGTAATACTTACTGACCATTGTCTTGCCACGATCTTCTTCGGGCGTGAACTGTCGGTACAGTGGCTCAGGTGTTTTGGGTTTGCTCAAGCGTTGCGCTCCTTGAGTTTGGCTTCTGCCCATCTAGCACCATAAATAAAATCAAAGTTGTGTGTTTTAGGGTCTTTCATATCCTCATCTATCAGACCTACCCATTCACGCTCGGGCAAGGGATGCCCTGATTGCTTGTAGGCTTCCTCACGCCATCGTTGTGCTCGTTGCCTGTGGTACTCACAGTTTGGGCAGTCCATCATCTTGGTGCATCCTCATGGTTGTCAGGGTTGAACTTAGGGACTCGGTTGCCCTTGTCCTTGGGGTTTGGGAATGGTGGAAAGGGCCAAGTCATTCTTCGTCCTCATCTACAACACGAAGTTGTCTTGCTAACTTACGTTGGTACATCCGCCCTTGCAAGGTTCCGGGTTCGTTGCGTTCTGCGTTATACATTTCTTCCAACG